AGATTTATTTACCTCAATATGGTTACCGGACAACTTTATGAATGCGGTTAAAGATAATAAGGATTGGTATTTGTTCTGTCCTAATGATATTATCAAAGCGGGTATCAAACCATTACAGGAAACTTATGGTGATGAGTATGAGGAAAACTACAACAAAGCGGTTGAACTTGGTCTTGGTAAAAAAGTAAAAGCACAAACAATTTGGAATAAAATTATTGAATCTCAGGTTGAAACCGGAGTTCCTTACTTATGTTCTAAAGATAGTGCAAACAGAAAAACTAATCATCAAAACATTGGGGTGATTAAACAATCTAACTTATGTAATGAGATTTACCAATATACTGATGAGAATACTACAGCAATCTGTACATTATCATCTATGGTATTGAAAAACTTTATTGTTAAAGGTGAGTTTGATTTCAAATTACTTTATAGTGAAGTTAGAAAGGTTGTTAGAGCACTTAACAAAGTTGTTGACATTAATAGTTATTCAACTGAACAAGGTAGAAAAGGTGGTTTAGAACAAAGAGCAATTGCTATTGGAACTCAAGGTCTTGCTGACGTATTTTTCTTAATGGATTACATATTCACATCTGAA